CGCGATCCGAACGTCAGCTTCAGTTGTTTTACTCTGCAACGATAAGTATAAAAACTATTTTCACTTAACTTTGAGCGTTCGACTTTCCCTGCTAAATCTTTTTCATAAAGATCTAATAGCTAATGAACAGATTCAGCTCTTATCCCTTCTTTAGCTAACGCTTTCGCTCTTGCTATTGATAATGATAGTTCTGGTTATTCACCTAATTTCTAACCTTTTATATCCATATGTTTAGGAAATTCCGCGTATATGGTAACCTTATCCCCCTTACTTATCCTTTATCAAGTAAGATAATTTAAGCGGTATCTCTATTTGAATGGTAAATACTATTTTATCGGATATCGCTACATAAAAACTGATCGATGGTAACATATAAGTGCAAGATATAAGTTACTGTAATTTAATAATTTATATATTAAGTGACTGATATGGCTTTACTAATTACGAAGAAATGCATCAACTGCGATATGTGTATCAATTACATTAAATACATTATAAATCAATAAATTAATATCTTGTGTTGCGATTTGCTTTTCTGTTGTTTTTACGTGTAACACAAAAATCCCCCTTCCAGTAACACAAAAATTTTCCATCAGTGCTTGATAAAAAATTATTTTACTGGTTATATATACAGTAAAAAATAGACAGTACACATGGAGATTACATTATGCCTCGTATTGAAATTCTCTTTGATAAAGAATCTAGCAACAAACCCTCAGAAAAAGTACGCGATGCCCTTCGTGAGAGAATCATTCAAAAAGTCGGAAACAAATATGGTTCTTTAAACGTCAGAGTGGCCTTAAGTTCATCAACATCACTAATAGTAAGCGGTACCAAAAATGATGATGATGCTAAAGAAATAAACCAAATCATTGAAGAAATTTGGCTCGATGATTCATGGGTTCCTGCATAAAAACACGGTTAAATAGGTGATACCATGATTAAGCTTGAAATCAATAATGCGGAATATATTGCTCAGTTAGAAGAGGCTCGTTTATCTGCAGATAACCCTCGTGGCTATCTGTTTATGGACATTGTCTTTTCTGATCCAAGGTTTGATAAGAATACGTTTGAAATGAAGAATGTTCGTAGGGAACCGATGAGGACGTATATGACGGAAGCTGTGGCAAGGGATTTGTTTGAGAAGTTGGAAAAGTACTTCAATCAATATATAGCAAAGAACCATGCTCATACACATAATTAGATAATGCTCCTTACGTTTTGATGATATAATTTTATCCATCAATAACCAATTTGCATTTAATTTAAAAGAGCTATCGATATGAATACTTTTGTTATAAATCTCAAAGATGACCTGCTAAAAAGAGATTTTATGCGTAACCAATTGGACAATATAGGAATATCCTACCAATTTATAGAAGCAATCGATGGTAGAATTATGTCAGATAATACTATTAAACAATTGGCTTACGATTATCCTGATTGTTATCTAACCAAGGGGGAAATAGGTTGTGCCCTCAGCCACATGGCTATTTATAAAAAGATGATTGAGGATAATATAGAAATAGCCCTAATTTTAGAAGATGATGCTTTATTACCATCAAATATATATAGCAAACTAATAGATATTAAAAACATTGATAAAAGCTCAAAACCTAATGTTTATATTCTCACAAAAACAGAAAGTTATATAAAAAACAAACAATTAAATAATAATATTTATTATGCTTATAGTGTAAGTGGTACTTATGGTTATGTAATAAATAAAGCTGCTGCAAAATCTTTATTATCAAAACTAACTCCAATTAAATATGAAGCGGATATGTGGAGCACATTCAAACGTCAAGGGTTAATAAACCTATACTGCCACATACCACATCTTATTGATAATAATGATAAAGATAGTAGTAAATCGTCTATTCATCAAGAACGTCTAATAAGAAAAAATAAACGTGAACATTATCGACATCTGTTAAAAAAGAAAGAACCTAATTATCAATTTAATAGAATTAAAGATGTTATATTGAGAAAGTTCTTTTATAAAATAGAGCAATACTAATTGAAGCCCCATAATATGATATGGGGCAAATTTTTAGTCTTGAATCCACACTTCCGAAATACCCCAAGATGTATCTGCACAATATAGCTGTTTCCCATCACTTGATGATATTTCAAATAAATGAAAGTTTTGATACCAATTTATAATAACGCCAACCTTAATCTGAACAGGCATTAAAATACCAGCTAGATAAGAAGTTCCTTTAATATATAAATATTTACCACGCACATCTTCAGAAACTGTAATTGTCTGCCCTTTTGACCATCCGCCAGACCACACTTTCCGCAATGTTTGTCCAATACCTTTCTTTTGATAGCGCCCATCGCTCTCAGCTTTCGAGTAACTATACCCAGAAACTTGATAGTTCCCTTTAGGCTGATACTTACCATCTGATTCTGATTTTGAATAGCTGTAACCAGAAGCTTGATAACTGCCTTTGGGTTGGTATTTACCGTCAGACTCTGCCTTAGTATACGATGCGCCTACTAGCGCATAATTGCCCGCTGGTTGGTAATTTCCCTTACCTTGATAACGTCCGTCACTTTCTGCTTTTGTATAGCTACTTCCAGCCGTTGCATAACTCCCTTTAGCTTGGTATCGACCATCCGACTCAGTCTTCGTATATGAAGCACCTACTAACGCGTAATTGCCTTTAGGCTGATAATTTCCCTTAGGTTGAAAAGCATCTGTAGAAGCTTTCTGGCTCATCACATGAACCGTTGACGTTCCCGTACTTTGAGCTACATTACCCTTATCAAATTTATTATTCAGTCCACTATTGAGCGCTGAGTTAGTCGCATAATCACCTGATGGCTGGTAACTCCCTTTCGCTTGATATCTGCCGTCACTTTCCGTTTTAGTGTAACTATCCCCTTTGTTTGCGTAGTTCCCTGCTGGGGCATAATTACCCTTTGGCTGATATTTGGTGTCGGTTTCTGCCTTTGAGTAACTATAACCAGATGGTGTGTAATTACCTAATGGTTGAAAACGTTTATCAGCCTCGGCTTTGTTATAAGCACCCACTTCATTCGCGGTGATATCAGCTTTTAGCTCAGCCCATGCATTACCGGCAACTGGCTCAATATTGTTATTCTCAACTTTAGACTGCCAGACTTTATTTTTATAATACACAATAGTGCGTATCGCATACGGCTTACCGGCTTCATCCCATTTTGGAAAACCAAATCGCTGAATTTCGCCAATCGCTTCCGTGATATCGTGAAATATCCCGTTCATTTTTTCACGTTCAATATCTTTCGCAGCAGGATCTGTGACTTGGTCACGCTCATAGTCGTAACCATAACCTTGTGTATAAGACACTGAGCCGTCTGGTTGGATTTCTACGGGTATAGAAGCCTTATCCCCTTGTGTTGCAAAGGGGGTTTTAAAAATAATTGTCATAGGAATTATGCTCCGAAGTTACTGCCTAAGAAGTTTTTACGATGTTGACCAACACCAAAGGCTTTTTTGGTCACAATGCGATATTTGACGCCAACACCCGAAGGGCGTGGCATTAAGTCAAAGTTTTCGAGAAGAACCCGTAGACGTTCGTCAGGGTTAAAGTTAAAGACGTAATACATATAAGTCATATCTAGCGGATCAAGGACAAAAACTTTGCTGTCATCACGCCAAAAGAAACGTTTTAAAAATTCATTAATATTGGTGACCGTAGGACTTTGTGTCAGATTAAAATAGCGCATTCGTACTAACATGCGTTTTTGATCAACAGTCAGTGACAAGGTGTAATCCGCATTACGTCGGAAGTTAGATTTAAAATTGGCTTTCTTTTTGCCAAAACCAAACCCAATTTTATTTTTATCGCTCGGTGGAATATCAATACCTAAGGGTACATCCAGAATGCGTGACCAAATCGACAACCCAAAGTCATTCGCCGTATCGATATTAAACACATCTCGGTACCAGTTTTGCCAAAATGACACCATCGACTTTTCAAAATGAGAGGCCTTAAAACTGGCGAGTTTCTTTAAATTCTCTGCATCTTCATACTGCCAGAGGATCGCTTTTAATAGGTCTGAATGAAACTCAAATTGTTGAACGTTCATACAATCACCACTTGCACAGCACCCCGTTGCAAGCGTGCGATTTGATTAATGGCAATCGGAATTAATGCAACATTCCACACTTTCCCATCCAGTGACAATTCAACTTTAGTCACGAACAGACGAGGCTCAACAGTATTCACTGCAGAGGCTATCTCAAAAGGTGATACTTCACGCCCAACAATCAAACCGTTATCGCCGTCCAACTCTCCGCGCGTCCATTGTTCTATGGCACTGGGGATAATAGTTTGCGCATCAACGGCTGATTTTTTAACTGTCACTCGACAAAAAACGCTGATCTCTTTAGGGCGTGAAAATTTCACTTTATATTCTTGTCCACTCACTGGCTCTACAACACCGATTTCAATCTCGCCATTAAACGCCGAACCAATGGTTTTGGTTCTCAGCAATGATTTAGCAATTTCGTTACTATCGCCCCCTTCAACACAAACGTAAATGCTGTGAGGCAATAGAGAAATTCCATCAATAGTGAGCACCGCATCGGTGTAGTTCTCTCGAAAAGACAGTGAATTAACGCCCTCTAATTCATACAGTGAAGAGGTGATCGCTTCCGCGACACTGACGGTATTTTTAGCCAAAGTTTGCTTACGTCGTCGCCTTGCTTTGATATCAGATTCAGCATAACGGCCAACAACCGCATGAGTGGGATTATTGACTTTCTCCCAACCTAATACTGAGCTAGCCACAGAATTAAGTTGGCCGGCCCCGCATTCAACAGGACCATATTCAACCGCCCTCATATCCCCTGTTGCTTTGCCGGTATTATCAATAATCAAGGGTGAAACTGTTTCGAACATGGCACCGGCAACACTAGACGCTAATGAGCCTTTAGGAATAATGGTGCCGGGTACGCCACTAAATTCAACACTGGAAAGATAAGAGTGAGTGGCATTAATGCGTTGACCGCCCATTAGCGCCCATATTGCATCAAGAAAAACACCACCAGCAATATCGGGATTGATTTGATTTGCTAACTCGGCATTGTTTCTCACCATTGCATCACGGTTTTCAACTTCCATCGTCGCTAATGCCCCTTGTGGTGTTTCAGGAGCAAGGTTAATCGATTGACCAAACACCGCACGAAACTCGCTTTCGACTTCATCACGTATTGTGGCCGTGTCGGGAAGAATAACGCCTTTATTATTGATATAACGATAATCAGCCATTCAGTGTAAACCCTCCGTATATCGTGCGAATTGTTGCTTGATACTTCAATTCACCGTTTTCCACTGTGGCGCTAAAATGCGTCACTTCAACCACCTCTTCAATTTCGCTCATACGTTGTCTAAATGCCGTTTCAAACATCGGAATATCAGCTTGGCGACCAAAGGTTGTTGGCCAGAACGGAATACCTTTATCTTTTTTATGTAACATTTCACCACGCACAGCCTTGGCAAAATGCTGACAAAGGTTTTTAACCGCATCGTCTTTTTCGCTGAATTGGAGGTTTCCATCAGGGCCGATAAAGAGATCATTATTTTTATCGATTGAAAATGTTCTCATAGAGGCGCTCCTGTATTTCCATGACCGGTTTCAACACCACTGTGTTGATGCGTAGAACCGATATCTTTTCCATTGTGTTTCATCGTGCCACCGTTAGAGTCACTATTACCATTTACAGCGTAATTACCATTTACCGTGACATTGCCAGTAAATATGGTTTCAGGGGCGTTGATTTCATATTTTGGCGTTTCTAGCACCACTTTATCGTTATGCAGAGAGAAACAGACTGAGCCATCCATTGATTGGATCACCAAAGCATCAATGTTTTTTCCATCAATGACCCAACCTTTGATGGTGTCAGGAAAAAACATCGCATCACTAAATGAATGCAGACGTGCTGTATTAGGTTGATCCTCCAATCCTCCACGCTGAAATATCAGGCTAATGTCTCTGTCATTGGCTTTTATCCAACCGAAATCACCCGGCTTAATGGGTGCGCGAATAAAGAAACCGCCTCCCCCAAATCTAAAAACGGGAATGTTGGCCAATGGTGCTCGCCCGACTGTTCCCCCTTCCGTTGTTACCATCATCACCAGTGGTTTGATAACAGCACGATTGGTTTTATCGTCATAACTGACTACTGTTGCAGGGAGCATGTCCTCTGTATTCATCATCAGGTTACGAAATGCAGACGATAGCGCACCTGCCAGCGAACCATCACTGGCAATATCAGTATTGGGTTTATTCATGGTTATGCTCGTTTACAGGTAGCCTGATAAAAGAAAGGATCATCATGTGAAGCAACATCGAATTTCAGTTGCTCAATAATATAGTCACCATTAAGTGCGGAATTGAATTTACTCTCAAGTCGTAGCATTCCCCCTAGTTCTGAAGCGCCATCAATTAAGTAGGTAACGGACAACCCTTTTTCGGTGGCTTTCGGTATACCCACCATGCCTGATTTCATGCTAAGAATGCGCAGACGACCTTTTAAGGCTTGGTTATCATCTTTGACAAACAACGTATCATCATCAATAAAAGCTTTAACGTTTCCCGCTTCCTGCAGTCGTTGTACTTGCTGTAACGCTGAACCACAAAAATACCAATTGGCAATATTTTTATCGGTGGCTTGAAAGTCCAATCTAACCTTGCAATCCTTCGCCACCGATGATGCGATCTCGCTCATTTTCTGCATGGCACCACCACTGGAAGAAACGATATCACCTGAACTGGCATTATTAGTTTTGGCTTTAATGGTTAACGTAACATCAGGAGGTGAGGCAATTTCTGCACTGACAATATCACCGGTAAAGATACGAAATAATCCGGTATTGACGCGTCCTACTTCAAGGTAAAGACGGCGAGTTTGTTTGCTTTTATGATAAGGGCTAGTTTCAGTGAGAAGATAATCTCGAGTGTGGGCGTTCAATCCATCAATGCTAACTGTGCATTCATTTTGTAAAGGGTTTGCGTACTTGGTGCCGTTAGCTTTAATCCGCAATCCTTCATACCACTGCAGTCGTTCTGCTACTTCAATCCCCACCCGTATTCGTCGTAAGTCCATCATCACTCCAAATAATTAATGATTGGGTTCTATCAAATGATTCATACCAGGGCAGATCATCATTTTCTGTTATAAACGCTAAATTTGTACCATCAGTCAGATAGCGATAAGGAATGATAGGTGTGTTTGCCACCGCACGCATGCCTACGGCGATAACCTCACTTTCTCGTTCAATATCGAGATACATCGCATGGCGACCGGCTTTTATTGTCAGCGTCCAATTAACACCTTTCAAATTGACGGATAAGCGTTGGTTTGGAATAGCTTTTAAGGGTATGACTTTCATTAGAAGCTCCAATCCCCATCTGCGATACGTGTTGCGACCGAACCTTTTTTCTTAGTCTCAGTATCGGCGTCTTTTGTTTGCACATTTCCCCGATTTACCGTTGATGACTGCGTTGGCTTTTGAGTGGCTCGAGGCGGTAAATCTCCGTATTCAGGCTCAACGGTGCGCCACTCAACAAACCGTAGCGACAGTTTTATCGCATCTATCATGTCGGGTATTTCATCATGATTAAAACCCGTTAATAACATTGGTTGATAGGTTTTTACTCGGGTTTGAATACCAACAAGTTTGTGTTCGTCAAAAGCTTGTTGCATCGATGAGAAGATGTTTTTCATCTCTCCCGTTAATAGCAAATCTATACCAATCTCAACGGGGTTAATGATCACATGATCACTGCGAGTTTCACCACTTTCAACTTGAAATTGTGTTGCCTTATGCTCATCTCTTACATTGATTTGAATCGGACTCACGCTATCAAACAGTGTAGAAAACGACGCTAAATCAAAAATTTTGACCTCTGTGATCATTTTGCTACCCCCGTTGAGTTTTGCTGATTGAAATCGGCGAGTTGATCTTGCAATGCATCCTTTACGCCCGATACCATACCCTGCGCATCTGTGGCTTGAGTTTCAACCTTAATTTCTCCAATACTTACGTTACTTTCATTCTTCACATTGGATTGATTACTGATGGCTTGGCTGGTAATAGGATTCATTGCATTATTGGCAATCGCATCTAACTGTGCATTGGCTTGAGCAATAGAGTGTCTAACCGGTGGTTGGTTTTCCGTTTGACTTTCTTCTTGAGGCATAGCATATTCAATCTCACCATTATCATTGACGTTACGCTCTACGTTTTGATTGACAGTGATTTCTTCATCGTCACCGAACCCGAAAAACTCTTTGGCAGATTTCCAACCATTTTTAACCGCATTAAGTCCTGTATTTACCCAACCAATAATTTTTTCGACTTGCTCCCACATCCATTCAAACGCGCTCACAACGGCATCACTGACTGTATTAAATACACCTGCAAAGGATTTACCCCAACCTGCAATGACTGAAATACAACTCAGCAAATACTTAACATAAGCTTTTAAGCCTGATGCCATTAGATCCCAACCGGCGACAACAATATCTGCCACAACACCAACGATAGCTTTTAGATATTCAAAGAGCTTTTTGAATGTTTCCCACAATGCAAGAATAACGACTTTTAATCGCGGGTATTTTTCAAGAATACGACCTATCATTGAATCGTTGCCGTCGATAAAGTTCATGATATCGTCATAAACAATTGCAAAAGCTGCCGCTAATAGGGCAATAACAGCGATAATGGCAATAATAGGAAAAAGCGTAGTCCATGTGCTAATACTGGCCAACTTCATAGCATAGATATATTTCCCCAGCAAAATAGTTGCAACAGCAGTAAAGAAACCGACTACAAGGTGCTTGTTTTCCTTACAAAAAGTGACTAATTTTGTTAACCACTCTAATCCTTTAGATAAAGCGGGGATCACCATTTCTAAAAAACTATTCTTCAACAACCCTGATGATTGTTGAAATTTTGCCATAGCACTATTAAATTTAATTGAGCTTTCAATACTCTCCTTGCTAATGCCTGAATACTCTTTTTGAATACCCATTGTGCGCTCTAATTCTTTACGCCCTTTCATCATTAATTCAATGGTTTTTTCGTCCGATACCCCCATGCCTTCCAGTGTTTTCTTCGCTTTATCAAAGCTCATGCCTTGAACTTTATCCGCGGTTTGAAGTACCTTTTCCATTGAGTCTTTCGTATTACCGAACGATTTCGCCATTGCGGATAAATCGGCTTGTGCAGACTCTCTAGAACCGCCTAACTCAGCGATCGCACCAGAAAACGCATCAACGTCTGCAGTCGCAACGCCGATTTGTTTACCCAGCTTGTCCAGCGTTTCAATTTCTTGAGAACGAGAAACAGATTCGGCAAAAATAGTGCCAATACTCATCACAATACCGACAGCGCCAAGTGCTTTTGTCGCAAATCCTGCAACAGAACTTCCGGCCTCTTGATATTTAGAGCCGGTTTCTGAAAGTTCTTTTTGTAGATGCTCTTGGGCTTTAGCTTCATCAATCGCTGTCTTTATACCTTTTGTCCGCATCGTTTCAATAAATTGCGTATAATCGGCATTTAATGCGGTAACAATGGCATCAATGACCTCTTTACCTTCACGGTTCTTTTTCTCTGCATCAGTGAGCGACACCAATTCATTATTGAGAAGGGATAACTCATCTTGCATCTGTTGATATTGGGCATTGAGCGTTTCAGATGAAACACGGCTTTCATTTACGCCTTGTGACAGTTCGTTACGTTGGATATCAAGCAAGTTTATTGATGACTTTAGTTCATCAATTTTAGCAGTGACTGAGGCTATTTTTTCTTGTGTATCACCTGCCTCAACCTCAATATTTATCGCCTCCCCAGCTGATAACTGTTCAATACTGGCAATAACACTTTGAATAAAGTCATTCACCGATTGCGAGTTGTCCGTCGCACTTTCTTTAATGCGATCTATCTCCGCAATCAAGCTGTCAGCAATTCCGGATGTGTCACTATTAACATGAATATCGACTGAGTTTGATGATAACTCTGTCAATTGTGCGGATAGATTTTGAATAAATTGCGTAAACCCATCAGCGCCCATCGTTGCCGATTGTTGCGCCTTTTTCATCTCAGCGATAATGTCATCGGTCGATTTACTCACCCGATTAAACGCATCATCGGCTTGGCGGGTATCAAATTCGAATACTTGAACAAAGGTATCTAGCAAAGCCATAAGCTATCCTTTCGATGAAGCCAGCGCTTCGTTATAACGATTGGTAATGGCGATCTCCCACAAATCAAATGCCTCTTCTAAATCTATTGACGTTTTGAGTTCGGTGAGCGTGGCGAAACCGGCTGAGATGATGACGGCAAAGAAGCCATCAGCGTTTTTATAATCGACGGGAGTGAACCGGTGATTTTGTTGAGCAGGAATTGGAGGAAACCTTGGCTCCCGTCTTTGCCGAAAAAACTGGTGTTATACTTCAACATTTCCAGTTCTAGACGAATAAGGGCTTCACCATCGGGCACATGGTTATCAATTAATGTGCTGGTCTTCAGATAAATCTCTTGCCCCTCTTTTTCGACAGCAACATACGCCATCATCTTTAACATGGCTTCTTTGCTGACTTCATAGTCGCCAATTTTAGGCGCATTCGATAGCGGGTATTTCGCCAGAATTTCACGTCCAATCGTTGCTGGTAATCGGCTAATAATAAAAGTGTGCTCTTCACGATCAGCATCGGTGATCGTAATTTCTTTCGGTTTAATTAACATGATTAATATCCATAAAAAAAGGCGGAATAACCGCCTAGAATTAACGTGCGCGAGTGCGATCGAAGTCTTGAAATACGAAGGTATACGCTTTGGATTTATGTCGTCCTGCACTGGCAACGGAGCTACCACGACTACCATTAGTGATTTTGCCGTTTCGTGCCGTGGTTGTTGAGCCATCACCATACGAAGCGACCATGGTGATAATATCCCCTGCATGCCGTTGTCCACGTCGTGCGGTGTTCGATTCCAGTAAGATAGCGAGGTTTTCGTCTTCTTCACTGCCCGCTAACACGTTAATGGTGACCGTTTGAGGTGTTGGTGTTGACCATGTCACCAAATTACCGTTGATATCCATTCCTGTTTGCGCAATGTCCACGGCAGGCAAATCTAACGGATCGGCATCATCTGCGAAGGCGGTAATTTGAATACCGGCGGGAAAGGTTTTATGAGCCTGAATAACAATACTCAAGCCAGTTGCTGATACATCATGCATATTGTGTTCCTTACACTAAGTTGTGAGAGCCTTCGACTTTACGAACCCAGTCGCCCTTACCGTAAATCAATACGTATTTCATCACGTACTCGGGTAAATCAGATGGACCTGTGTTTTCGACAATCTGAGCGTTGTACCAATAGCCTTTGTTTTGTACATCGTGCCACGCTAAATCATCACCAGAAGCGTCTGTTACTGCAATTTTTTGCACATCGGTTAAGGTTTTTCCCGCTAGGATCGTGCCGTTATTAATCGCCTTGGTCACCGCCCCTGCAATCACCATCATCGCCCGTGCTTCACCGTCTTTATTGGCGGGTACTCCGCGTGTGGCCATAAGTAAACTAAACCACTGTTGCGCAATATAGGCTTTTAGCCATTGCTCGTTGGCATGGACACTCATATCTAATGGGTTGGCAACCCCACCACATAAGAAGCCACGTTGATAGAAACTGATATGTGAACCCGATACCGCCGTTTCTCCGTAATAGTTCACCCGTAGTTTATCTAAGCGATCCGCATCGATATCGGTCGTGATTTGCGATGGGAACGTGACACCAAATTGACGATACATATAGTTTGTTGTCGCATTGGTTCGGTCATAATCCGTGGCGGACATAATGGCCATAGGTAACGCTTGAACAAAGAAGTTATCTGCTGTTTTCAGGTTTAAGCCCGTTGAAGCCGTACCCACCAACGCCCCGCTAAAATCTTCTGCATTTTGATTGGTCACAGACAGGTGCAATTGATACTTCACGTTTTCACCTGCCACGTACTGCGCCAACTCTACGGCATGCTCTAATGAGAGTTCCGTTAAAAACGTTGCGCTACCAAAAGAGTCAGAAACAGCCTCAGAAGCAATAAAGGCTTGTAACGGAGTTTGCGCTGGATTACCGGCTGATGATGTGCCGTGGCTAATATTCATTGCATCAGCAAGTACCGATTGACGTACACTAATATCTGCACGCTCTTGTACACCACCGCTAATGACAAAGGCACTATCCAGCGAATTAAATGTGACATAAGCGCTAGCAAATTGAGGCTCGCTTTCTGCATTTAATTTCGCTTGCACAGCTGTTGCAACATCCGCGTATGACGTACTTTCAGAGAGATCAATTCCAGTGATTGTTTTGGTCACCTTGCCGATAGTGATATTGAGTTCACCCTCATTAATCAGTTTTAAATCAGCTAAATCGCCTGTCTTTTCGCCAAACAAGGTAGGCGCTCGACCAACAGGCTCATAAGAAGCAATTTGCAGTTCTTTCGGCTTACTTGCTGGTGCTGGACTGACATAGCTGAAATACTGACGCGCAAAATGTGCCTCGGGGGAGTCAGTACCCAATAAGTCATCCACTTGGCCACTGGCAAATTCAAGCACTTTACCAGCAGGAATTTTAGGGTTTGTTGAAAAAACACGAGCCGTGAGCTTACGCATCGGTACAGCAGACGCGCCAATCACGGCACTCGCGATATCAACATAGCGAGTTTGTTTGATAGACATAACGTTCCTTAAATACGATAAATATCAGGATACAACGCACTCACGGCGTCTGTATCAGGATGAAGTGTGCGATTAAATGTCACATTGAAATCAAATGAGGGGTTTTGTTCGTAGTTGCCCTGGTCATTCAGAAAATAGGGCGTTCGAATACCGGTTGCACGTTGAATGCCAATACCTTGTTTCCGGAGTGCTTCAACAAACGTCAATGAATTGGCGATCATTCTGACAATCGCGGTAATATCACTCGCTGAATAATGGCCTAACTGGGTAATGAAAGCCTGAACTTGGTACGTTTTTTCAGATAACTGGTTTTCTTGGTGATTAGCTTTATTGCCTTGAACATTATATTTTCGGCTCTGCCAACCGTGGCCACTTTCATTGATGGGAAAAAACATCACCATGTTGTCTTCACGGCCTTGCTTGGTAGATTGGAAACCGGCTTTAACGGGGATCCCAATGCCGACTTCTTTTAACTGCAACAAGAGTTGTTTGCGAATAGCAACATCAACCTCATAATCCGTCATAAGTACCCGCCTCGATACAGATCACCGATTTCCAGCCATCTTGTTCGTACCAGTCTGCATCACCCACCACATCATATTTTCGACCATTGAACACAAGAAAATCAGGAGATGTACCTCGTTGCACCGCTTTAATATCATGAGAGGTATATAGGCGTCGGTACACTTGGCTCGTATCTAATCCCATTGATTGAACATCTTGGGTATCGACCGCTTGCCAACTGCCACGAACTTCTACGGGATCATAATAATAATTTTGGTCATTCCCTCGCTCATCGGGTGCCCGTTCTTTAAATCGAAACCAAAGCACCTTTTGCTGAGGAATATAACGTGAAGCAATACGATTTAAGTTACCAAACATTATTTATCCTCCACTGCGAAACTAACCGCTTGAAGCATTTGGCCGGTATCAACTAACGGCTTATCCGTGGCTTTACCTTTGCTATGGCGCCGTGCTCTTGCCTTGACCGTTGACTCTTCCAGCGCTGGGGTGGTGACTGCTTTAATTGCCATTTTCACATCCCCCGCCACCGTCGCACCAATTTGTGTCAGCCCATTATCCAGCGTGATGTTTCCCTTAATAGAGGCTTTCACAGCACGAAAAATTAACTGACTATAATCCTGCTTTTTGTCATTCATGGTCGGACGTAAAAATGGGCGAGGAGGAATGCCACCAGCCGGATAGCCCAACTCTTGAATAGCTGCAACATAAGCAATAGGTGTTCCATCGGGATATTTTGCGTGTTCAAAAAAACCAACACTTAATCGCTTTTTAGCCAATTCATCGTAAACCGCTTTTAATTGCGCTAATTTAGTCATTAACGTAATCGCCCTCCTCGCGTAAATCGCCCACCTACACCACGAAATGCTGAACGTTCGCCACCACCACCCAAATATTGAGGGACGCTACAACGTTTGATCAGTGCAAGAAACTGCTGGCCAAAGGTGGTCATTTTAAACCAGTGCGACCAATCCGAACCGGCAGGCGGTGCCGTAAATGACACGCTCACTTTATCGATAGTCACACTCGTCACCACACCGGTAGGCGACTCATCATCAGCAATCATTTTTCTAAGTGTTAGCATGTGTGCAACAACGAGCATCCACAGCTCGTTAGTGCAAACACCCTTACAGGCAGAAAAATAGTTCAACGCAGATTGAGCAATGATATCTATTTCATCATCACCCACACCGTTAAACTGCGGATAGAGCACACGGAATGACGTTAAAGGAAATGTGCTCGTCTCCATGATCACTTACCTTTTTTGTTGGTTTTAGGAACGTCTAACTTTTCAGCTTCTAATGATTCAGGGGTATCAGGGGCTGATTGGTCGCTCGCTTCCATATCAGTGGCGACTTTTTCGGGATCTTCTTTGCGAGGCTCAACGGTAATAAAACCATTCTCACAATGAAGGTTAAAAACGTGATTTTCTTTGAGCTGTTTGTATTGCTCGTCAGAAATTTCCGTCACACGACCACGCGGTGTGTACATGTGTTTGGTCATCACGTTCGCTTGACCGGCAATAAACACTTTCCCGTCTCTCACGGTATAGTTCTGGTCATTTGATAAGGTGCAATATGCGTAAAGAGGCATGGAGTGCTCTCCTATTGTTTAGATATAAAAAAGCCCTCAAATGAGGGCGCAAAAAGAGAAGTGGTAAGATTAAATACCGGTTAAGCGTGTCACCGCCCACGGACGGGTCACAAATACACCTGCAGTCGCATTGGTTGCATCTTCCATATACCCTTTAATTTGGTTGAGTGAACCTAATAACTGGTATTTCACAGGCACGACTTGAAGGATCACCGCACTGGTTGCCGTTGAACCATCATCAATGCTATCTGCGAACATATAGGCCACATCAGCCCCACCGTTTGCGCCAACAAATTCAGGAGAGAAAACCAGACGCATATTAGGATAGTTTTCATTTATCCATTGTTTGACTGTTTCACCGCGTGCGACAGGATTAGCCACATTCAGAGCAGAACGAAAGCCCAACGGTAATGTTAAGGTGATTGGCGTATCATCTTTGATAATACCGCCAGAACTCGTTTCAATGCGCGAGAACATATCAGTAATATCAGCAGTAATATCCGCAAATGTTCCACCTTTCCATTTCCCCTTTGCTGTTTCATAGGCAGGCAAGTTAGGCTCATTCATCAAACCAAAGACGCGTGTTTCAGGGCTATTAAACCCGTAGTAACCCACTCGCTCACGCCCTTGCTCTAATGATTCAGTCACTGAATTGCGCTTTTCTTCCATCGCAACAAAACCTGCAGACGATTGGCGCGCTTCTTCTAATTTCCCCACTTGGAAACCTAATTCGAAACGGACGAGACCACGGCGCTCTTGGTCTTGCGCATAAGACGCTAATGGCACATTGGTATGATCACCATAAAGCTCGGCTTTACCAGTTGGTGTCGCCACATTCAGAATGATCTCTTCATCATGCCATTCGCCCGCATTAACAATACCCGTGATTTCATCTAACACACGCACACGCGTTGCGGTACGAATGACACCCGGTAAAACGTGTTGCAACATTTCGCGTTGAATTAAGCCCCCCTGCATTGCACCACCGCTAATTGCGGAGTCCATCGCAGAAAAACCACCAAAGCCGATTTGCGCTAATTCCCCGTATGTCCATTTCTGATCAGGGTTAATATTTAGTTGGCCATGTTTTTTGACATCACGGCCAGACATGTGAAACTTAATTTTACTGACTGGCATTATTCACCTTCCTTTGGAGATGCTGGATATGGGATTTCTGTTAAACGAATAATGCCCAAGTGAGCACTTTCTGTTGACTCAAGGTGTCGGCTGATAAAACCAATGACACGATCACCGGCACTAATGGTGGCTTTCGAAGATAGCGAACCGTCTGCTTCATCAAAAATAACCGGTGCGTTGATTTTTCCTGCCACTTCTTTTAGCTCAACAAAAACTTCCCCCATTGTCAGGAATTCGCCCTGCGTGCCGTTACGAGCGAATACTTCTTCGATACGATAGGCTTTAGGGTTAATCATGATCCCCGCAAATGCACCTTTACCACCGACTTGAACGGATTCCACTGAATCATCTTTGTAGGTATAGGCGCGACCGAAAATATTCAGCTTTTCATCTGCTGAACTGAGAATGGCGGAAACAGCGCGAATAGGACCTGCATGACTAATTTCACCGACAACGCCAGAAATTAAGCCGTTTGCAACTGATTTAGGAATTGCCATTATTTAGCTCCCCATTTATCCATAATTGATTTATTGCTCACTGCAGAGTCCATTGTTGAGCTGGGCTTTTGGGAGTCAGGCACACGCCCTTGCATCCAAGCATCAAGAGCAATGGCTTCCGTGCCTTTACTGCATTGAATACCCAGTTTTTCAACACCGTACTCTGCAACTTGTTGTTGAGTCATGGCTGAGTGGTCAAACACACCAATAAATGGCGTTAATTTATGCGCTAACGAATCACGCGCACCGATTTGTTTGAGTAACTCCCCCGTATCCATTGCGGGTTTGGCTTTTTCTAATCGCTTAATTTTACGTTTTAGCGATGCCATTTCGTCCATGGCGGTCATGCTACGATTTAAGCGTTTTAAACGACGATGAAGTCCATCGGTAGTGGCTTGGTCAAGATGCTCTTTGGCTTCTTCAATCGCTTCGACAGCTTCTTCAATGGCGACCTCGGCTTTCTCGACTGCTTCAGGTTCGCCAGATTCAGCCTCTTCTGTGGCAATTTCGGCTTTTTCCACTGCTTCTTCTGCTTTCTGCTCTTCGTCAGGGTCTGAATCAGTTGAAGGCTTATCTTTATCTTCTGGTTCATCATCTGTCGCAGGTTTAGCGCTGGTGATTGCTTCTTTGATCATGGCTTTTAACGCTTCCAATTGCTCGGGCGTAAACGCCCCCTCATCAGTGGTTGGTTTGTCTTTGTTTTCATCTTCAGGATTCATGCGAATAAGTTCCTTTGTATCTATGGTAATAACGGAATGGTCTTGCACAGCAACATCAGCGCCAGTGCGCCCTTCATCAACTAACGCAAGATGGTTGGCTCTAATATGCCGTTGTATGGCGTCATAACGTTCACCGTTAAATTCGCCTGGTGTGAAATCGTAAACACAGCGATAACCCGGAGATAATTCAATTTTTCCTCCTTCAATTTGGTTAAGCGCTGAATTAGACAGGATTTTGATATTGCCTCTGAGGTAGGGATATTCAAAATAGACTCGCTCCCCGATGACCCCTTGTATCCCCTTTGTCTCCGCGGGTGTGCCGTCTTTCCCTAACATTTCATGCTCATCAACAAAGGGCATTAATTTGAAAGAGTTAATTGTCTCTGTGCTGGCCAGTTCTTCTTGTGGGCGATACACCTTGTAAATTTTTTCGGGTATCGGTGCGCCAATTTCAAACCCTAAATAATCAAAAACCCCAACTTTAGAGATGGGGTTATCTTTCACTTCTAGCCAGCCATTTAAATCATATTGTCGCTTTGTCATGTCTCCTCACCGAAATCTATTACTGGTGTCCAGAAGCACTTACAACCCGGCTCCTCACCAGGCAAACCTCTCCTTCCTGTTTTTTTGTTAATTATAGGAGGATTGTCTAAATCAAACTCCTTACCATCTAACTCAAGATGTAGCTCCCTAGGTTCTGCACTACCGTTTGAATGATGCCAAACTGCTTTACGAATACCCGCAGATTTCATACGAGCGTAATTACATGCAGTTGTAATCTTTCGTGTTTGGTCAACAGCAATAAAATTTGCTCTACTTTCTGTAACGCTACCCGTATCCCTAATTTCCTCTAATAGCGTCTTTGCGCCCTCACCACCTTGGCTAATAGAACGTAATGCAACACTTTCAATACGTTGATGAAATTGCAGTGGAATAGATTTAATTAACGATACGTTTTCAGCTGTAGAGGCAATAATTTTATCTTTCAGGGCTTCGGGCATGGCTGGGGTTTTGATGGTGATCCCCCCTGACAACTGTTTGAGAGAATCATCTAAATTACGCTTTGCGCCTATATCGACTTGGGAAACAAATTTATCCGCAATCTCTGTGGATTTTTGTTTAAAAATCTTATCCCATTTGCGTTTTAGCCGGTTAAGCCAGATGCGTGTTTGACTGGCAAAACTGGCATCCATCGTAAAACCTTCAAAGTCGTCATTTAATTCACTAAACACTTTTTCATAGTCTTTAATCATTGCATTAATGAGTCGTGACATGTCACCTTGATAACGACTAGCTGGGGCGACTGAATACTGCAGAGGTTTCCCCTTCATGACCGCTTGACGCGAAATTGCCCATTGCGCTCGCTTCGTTCGTACTCGTATTCGCCTCGACATAATCTGCCTCGTTCACTTCAATGCCGTAATAGCTGGACTCTTTATTGCTGGCCAGTTTTTTACGGATATCTAACCCATCTATCGCACCCGTCGAAGCCAGTGCCACATCGGTCTGCGCTTCTTTCAGTTCAATATCCGCACTCTCAACAGCCGTCGGGCTATCAAGTGGCGCCCATGTGATAGAGATTTCTGTCACAGGTAAACCATCGCTACGCATTAACATGTCGTAATGACGCTGTAATAGCTCTTCAAGGTCATTTGATTGGATACTTTCAAGCTCTTCGCGGTAATTAGCCTCTTCGTATTCCCCTGTTGAGTTAAAGCCTTTCGGTGTGGTGCCTAATAGCTTTGTTGCCGGTACATTGGAAGCCGATGCCACCAGCTGATATTGCGTCATAATCGTGGCGTCTAAATCCGCTAATGAGGTGTCGAACTGTTGAACCGTATCTTCACTGCCCGTCATTTGCACACCGTAGTTATCGCGCATCTCCATAAAATAAAGCATATTTTCGCGAATAAGATCCTTATCAGCGCTTTCTGGATCTGCAATCCCCATTGTAAGTAAACGCTTAGTCATTGCCAGTTGTGGTGCTTCATTGGCGGTACGTTCTGAAGCGTAGACACGCTCATAAATACGCTCTGGCACTGAAACGCCAAAGTAGTTGTACATTGGCTTAAGCACGTTAGGAACAGGAAACGGTACAAACTTAATAAAGTGAGACTTGTGATATTTACGCCCACCAATCACATAATAGGTTGGCTCGTAGAAATCCATGCTGGCAGGATCTTGAACATTGGCGTCCGTTAAATCAGCCGTTACCCATTGTGGATCAATCTGTTTAATACCTTTATACATCCCTTTGGTCACGCCATCGATATTAAACGGGTTTTCATACCACGCTTTCGGGTTTGATGTCTCCACAACAAATAACGCTAAACGACCACCGTATACACGCCCAAAGTGAACCAGCTCTTTAAGCTGATGTGTAATGCGGTATTTTTTATCTCGTTTGCGGAGCTTTTTACTGATAGCGCGATCATCGTCGTTATCACAATCAATATCGTAACCCTGACGTATCGCATCACGTGCGGGCATATTGCAGGCTTTATCCACCAACCAGTGTTTAGCGATAACCGCACACATATTGTTGCCGATAAACATTTGTGAGGCATACCATGAGGCCTGTGACTCAGGTACACCGTAAACCTGCTCACCTTTAAATGAGGGCACATAGCTATCAATGCTATCCATCGCAACACCTGCAATTGTGGGTTGGGGTAAATTAATCCCATCAAAGCCCTGTTCTCGCGCCAGCGCAGGATATAAGTCAGTTGTGAATGCTGACCGTTTAACCGGTGCGAGTGGTTCTGTTTTTCGCCTCTTAAACGGCCACCACATAGAATTACCTCTTAGTTGTGAAGAAACTACCGCTTCTTTTCTCAGGAGATTTAAGAATGACTAAGCCATCAGCGCAGTTGGGAGACTTAGCACCGTTAGGTTTTTTATCAACGACGATTTTACCTGCTGAGTTTTTTGTGTACGTTGGCTGGCAGAGTTCGGAAGTTAATCTCGATAAAGATGACATTTTTGAAGATAACGAAATAATCTCATCAGGATCATATTTCATACCATTAACCGCTCTATGGGTATTTAAAAACAATGTCCGCAAATGCCACCAAGATTGAGATTTAAAGTTTTGGAAAAAGTCCTTATTCGTAATATTTCTACCGCTGGCATCTTTCATTAAAACCTTATCCGGATTTAGTACACCAGAACTTCCTTTGTAAGCAGAAAAGGTAACAGGATTTAAACCAGCTAACTTCCGTTCTTCATTGACTTGTCTTGAATCACCACGACAACCGGCACCAATACCATCAGCATCATATAGAACCTCACTACAACCATAATCACTGGCTAAATTGATTGCCTTAACCACGGTTTGGTAGATATCAGCACCTTTCCCACTCCACTCTTCACAAGCATCTACCAATATTCCTTTACCTGATACAAAGGCATTTTTATCTATACCTTCGTCAGCTACGTCAAGAGCACCAAGGCGCTTACCTGTTGGTTCAATTCCCAACTTGATATGTGCGTCTATTGCAGACTGTATCCATGCAGAAGGAATAATCACCCCTTCAACGGATGCGTTGTAATCTATATCTATTTCTTGAGCGACTGTAACGGGATCTAAAACTTCAACCTGCTTGTCGTACCATGCTTGGTCTTTCCTTGGATCTTCTCTCCAGTGGAATGTAAATACTGGTATTTTTCCGCTATGCCTACGGATAGCGAAGCTATTAGCATTTCCATTTGGCGTTGAAATATCTTGTCTGCAGTTAGTTGTGGCTGATAAAGAAGCGTCAATAAGAGATGGCCGTTCGAGGAAAGCGGACTCATCAACAATATAAAAACTTACGCGATCCCCTCGCCCAATACCATCACCACACTCACCCGATATGATTGAGTCAGTATGAGGAAATTTTATTCTCATGTGTGGTGCGTCTTTGTTTCTATTCCAACCAAAACGAAATTCAGCCGGCAGATAAGACATGAAGATACGGGCTTTCTCTAACAGTGATTTAGGTACCCCGATTTTATCGACATACTCTTCTTTACGACTACCTATGCCGACACTAATACCACGATTGAAATTACATACAGTGCAAGATAAGCCGACCGTTAGCCAACTCATACCCATATCACGCGTCTTTTCTGTAATACCAGGCTCTTGCCCTTTCCATCGTTCGATAAACCATTCAATCCATTCCTCTTGTCGAGGAAATAATAAAAATGGGATATATGACGGTAATCCTCTCTCAGGGTTTCGTGGGTCATACGTCATTCCCCAATCAATAATAAATTGAGCTGGATTATCTTTGTAATAAGCGTTGAGTGCTGGTATAGCTTCTGGATTTTGGCGAATTCGTGTTAATCGTTCCATTCGCCATTCAAATACCTGCGGGTAGTCAGGATTTTTAAAATCAAACGGGAATGGGATTGGCATAGTAAATTTCTTTAATGCAATATCTATTTAACATAATCGTGCTTACACGCCCTACCGAAAATCAACTGAGTGTATTTTCTATGTGTAAGCGCTATTTATCTAAGTTATCTATTGAAATAGGTACAATTTAGAATGAATAAAACGTGCATAAAATAGGTGTGATTTTGCATAGCCTAATTTTTCAATGAAACCGCTATTTTTATCAATTTACCCCATGATTTGCTTATATGCGTCAGATGCTTCTTGAGGTGACAAGTTAGCTATCTCTGTTTTGATAGGTCCACCATCGGCACCCGTTAATTCCGTCTTGTTCTTCAGCATACCTAAATGCTGTGCAACCATCTTAAGCGCTTCATCTTGATTACGAGTAATCACCTCAACACCAAACTTCCCTTCTTTCACGCCAGCAAACACTCGACGAGCTGGCCCTGTTAAATCACGTGTATCATGAAAATACGCACGACCAATACCAGCACCGTTACAGCGCGGGCAATCAGGATTTGGATCTAATGTTTCATCGTAACCGTAACCACCCACATCTTGTGGAGGCGGTTTATTGGCTGTGAGCGCTTTCTTGGTAGCATCTTCAAACTCTATCGAATCACGCCACTGGTAATTGAAACCAAAGCCCCAACAATGACGGCAACATAAGCGTCGATATTCGGTCAGCTCGTTAACGTCTGCCGTTGCGATATCCCACCATATTTTTAATACGGCATCTTGGGTTATCTCTGTTCTGCGTTCCCGTTCTGCTAATGCGTCAGTGATTGCTCGTGAAACCTTAGCATTTCTTAGCATACGAGTAGCATTGACATAAGCTGTATTTCCTTCGCCTTTATAACCGGCTCGCTTATATGCTCCTGTTCGATTTAAGTCGATAAGGTATTCACTAACAAATTTAATCTGTTGTTCAGTTAGCCCGTAATTGCGCAGACTAAAGGTGTTTTCATCATCATGCGCATTACTTGATCCATTACTCTGCGCAGTGGGTATATCACTCTTGCACATTGGCTCTTTTGCGCATTCTTTTTTCTGCGCAGTGCGCAATTTCTTGTGCGCAGTTTTTTGCGCATTCTGCGCACGGGATATTTTGATATATCGTCGTGCTGTTGAGTATTTCAGTCCTTGCGATTCACACCACTCTTTAGGGGATATTCCTGTTATAGCATGTTCGGCGAGGAACTGTTGTTGTAGCATCCCCCAATCCGGTTTTGCCATTGTGTTTATCTCCTTAGCCTATTAAAAAGCCCATTCGTTAAAATAGGCTTTGTGATTGACTCTTATGAATTGTACTCGTCTCTCCGGTTGTCACGCCCTTTCTTCTACCTACAGCTGACGTTGCTGATAATGACCGAAAAATAACAAAATGGCGGTATTCATTGTTTTTGACTCTCACTATGCGCTATCTGCTGAGAATAAAACAGGTCATGGCTAACATAAGAGACGGCGACAACGCTACGCCTTCTTCTATTGGCACGAAATAAAAATAGCAGTATGATTAATGAGTATTTATTTTTTGCTTAAATTCAGCCACCCTGTGAAATCAAACTCACAGGGTTATTTTT